TGACGGCCATTGCGGCCTAGCGGGGTGATGAAGATGCAAGACGCAGCGCCAGTGAATTGCGGACACAAGGATTACGATCCGCGCCGCCAATGCCGCGAGTGCCTGTTAATCAGGTTGGAGATCGGGCTAAAGCGAGCCGAAACCGACCGTGAATATTACATCAAGAGGATGGGGGAAGTTGAGCGGGAGCTTCGCAGCGAAGGGCTGCTAACCCCCTGATGCGATTCTGGAAAGCATACCACAAAGCCTATAAAGCCCTCTGGAGACTGATAGAGCGGAGAATGAGCAGATGACAAAGCTTCCGAACGCCGATCAGCAAGCCATGTTGCAGGACATGCGAGACGGACTGTTCAACGAGCGGATCGCGGATTCAAGCGTGCTGTCCTCATGCAGTAGGGCTGGCTGGTGCTATGTGGGATACGACGGGGATTTTCAGCTCAGCAATTCCGGCTACGCCCTCACGAGCGAGCCGCATCCATATTTCAGCCGGGCCTATGAAACCGCATCGCGCCGGGTGCTGCTTTAGCTGTGACACACGTGAAACAAAACCTGGATTAACCAGCTAACCCACTGAACAGAATCATACTCCTGGGGAGGAGAAAGAGATCATGGAGAGTGAACAACAGCACAATCAGTAAAAGCTCTGCCTCATCTACCTACCGAGCCGAAATGGAGGCATTCGACCGGCTCCCGCAAGAGCTGAAGCACTTCGCCCGCACAGCCAATCACCAATGGGCCTGCGTCCCCATGCTCGAAAGAGCCACCAAGGGCCGCAACATCCCCAAGCTCCTCAACGCCTATGTCATCCAGGACCGGCAGCCATGAGCCGGCGCCGCGTCCTGCCCAACGATGAAACCCTCGAAACGCTACTGATTGCCTACCGCATCAGCGAAATAGCCCGCTGGTTTAAGGTCGATCGGACCAGCGTTAAGGAACACGCCCGGAGACTTGGCTTACCACCCAGAAAGCCCGGAGGCGCTACCCGTAGTCTCAAGGACCGGGAACCACCCGAATATCTGGTAATCCCCCGTTGATACGACCGGGTTAGTAGGGTTAATCGGGTCTGTCTGAGATCAGGACAGAAACAGGGTATGGCCCGCTTTGCCAAAGGGCAGTCTGGTAATCCCGGCGGTCGTCCCAAAGACGACATCAAGGAACTTGCTCGCCAGCATGGGCCAGCCTGCATTGCAGAGCTTGCCAAGATTGCCTTCAAGGCCAAGAGCACACGCGACCGGACGACGGCCATCAGCATATTGCTGGATCGCGGATACGGCAAATCAGCCCCATCCCCCGAGGAGCGTGAGGACACTAAGTCGCTCATCGTTGAACTCGTGAAGTATCGCAATGGGTGAGCCGATCCGCATCCGCATCCCTAACAACTGGAATCCCCGCGCCCATCAACGGAAGCTTTGGGATTACCTGGAGGGTGGCGGGAAGCGCGCGGTTGAGGTCGCCCATCGCCGGTGGGGCAAGGACGACGTTGCCTTGCACTGGACAGCCTCCAGCGCTCACGAGGTCATCGGCAACTACTGGCACATGCTCCCACTGGCAAACCAGGCGCGTAAAGCGATCTGGGATGCGGTCAACCCCCACACTGGCATCCGGCGCATTGATGAGGCTTTTCCCCATGCCATCCGGGAGACGATGCGCGAAAGCGACATGTTCATCCGCTTCAAATGCGGCAGCTCATGGCAGGTCCTTGGATCTGACAACTACCTAGCGCAGATCGGCTCGCCCCCTGTAGGCGTGGTCTTCTCGGAATGGTCCCTGGCTGACCCTGAGGTTTGGTCTCAGCTTCGCCCGATCCTCCGCGAGAACGGCGGGTGGGCGCTATTCATCTACACTCCCAAGGGTAAGAACCACGGGTGGACTACCCTTCAATTCGCCCAGTCTGAGCCCGGCTGGTACGCCGATGTTCAGCCGGCGACCGAGACCGGCATGTTCACCGCTGAGGCCCTGGCTGAAGAACTGCGGGAATACAAATCGGAGTACGGTGATGACGACGGGCAAGCGTACTTCGATCAGGAATACAACTGCTCTTTCAACGCGCCGCTTCTCGGCAGCTACTACGGCAGTTATCTGGGGAAGGCTAGAGCCGAGAACCGCATTGGAGTGGTTCCTTACGAGCCAGGGCTACCCGTCTACACTGGATGGGATCTCGGGCGATCTGACGACACGGCGATTTGGTTCGCTCAACGCCAAGGCATTGCCGTCCGGATAATCGACTACTACCGATCGTCCGGCCACACGATGGACCACTACGCCAAGGTCCTTCAGTCCAAGCCCTATGCCTATGCCCGGGGCGGCCACATCCTCCCGCATGACGGCTCCAATGTGCTGATGCACGCGCCTGACTCTCTGGCCGTCCAGCTCATGAAGTTCTTCCCCGATGGCGTCTCAGTCCTTCCAAATGACGATATCGAGAAGGGCATCCACGCTGTCAGGCAGCTATTGCCGGTGTGTTTCTTCGATGAAGCCAAGTGCGCTGATGGGCTTTCGGCGCTCGAATCCTACCACCGGGAATGGGACGACAAGCGCAAGATGTTCAAGGATGCCCCTTGTCATGACTGGGCGTCGCATCCCGCAGACGGCTTCCGCTCCCTAGCCCTCGGGCTGCCCAAGGCTCTCCAGTACACACCGCCCAAAGAGCCGGGTCACATCATCATCGGCGGCAAGTCCACCGTCACCATGAACGACATTTGGCAGCATCACGACCGCCAGCGCCGGGCGGGTAGGGGACGGATCTAATGGCCAACGCACCTGTTGAAACCGCCGAAAGCTTCGGCCCTGGTCCCCAAGGTGAGGCTAAACGCTGGAAAGCTGAGGTCGATCTATTCGAGCAGCAGCAGGCCCCGTTCTGGACGCGCTGCGATAGGATCACCAAGCGTTACCGCAACGATACATGGCGCGATGGCGTATCGGAGCCTGAGTCAGACGACAGCAACCGCAGCTTTTCGCTGTTCTGGTCCAATCAACAGACCCTCCAGCCCGTCGTCTATGCTCAGGAGCCCAAGGCCAACGTCCAACGCAGGTACAAGGACAAGGACCCTGTTGCCAGGGTTGCATCCACGATCCTTGAGCGCACCTTAGACTTCTTCATCGATAAGCAGGACTTCACCGACACCACCCGCATTTGCCGGGATGACTATCTCCGGATCGGTCAGGGTGTGCAGTGGCGTCGCTATGTCCCGCACATGGCCAAGATCCCCAAGAGGATCAACCTCACTCCAACCGACGCTTTCGTTGATGACCAGGGTGTTCAGGTCACCGATGACGCATCGGGTTACAAGGGTGGATACAAGACAGCCGATGAATCCGAGTTCCTGGATGAGGACCGCAAGTCTGTAAAGGTCGATAAGGACGGCCCTTACATTGAACGCGATGAGCAGGAGATCAAGACCGAAGAGATTTGCCGCGAGCATGTGAACTTCAGGGATTTCGGTTGGTCTCCTGGCGCGAGAACCTGGCAGGAAGTCTACTGCATCTGGCGCAAGGTCTACATGACCCGCGACGCTCTTGTTGAGCGCTTTGGCAAGGAGAAGGGCGAGAAGGTCAACCTTGATTACTCCCCAGCCAAGAGCGAGGAGCGGCCGGATAAAGAGTTCTTCAAGAAAGCCACCATCTATGAAATCTGGGACAAGACCAGCAAAAAGGCTTTGTGGCTGGCCAAGTCCTATGACGGTGATTTGCTCGACTCACGGGATGATCCGTTAAAGGCCGAAGGGTTCTTCCCCTGTGCAAGACCTCTCTTCGCATCACAGACCAGCGACCAGGTAACACCTGTTCCTGACTACCTCCAGTACCAGGACCAGGCGGAGGAAATGGATAGGCTGACACAAAAAGCCTACATCCTCATGGATGCCATTAAGGTTCGCGGCCTCTACGCGGGGAATATCCCTGAGATCCAAAAGCTGTTGCAGGACAGCGTTAATCTGGACTTCACCCCGGTTGCTGAATCCGTCGTTACGATGGCGGCGGGTGACCTCTCCAAGATGGTCTGGATCTGGCCCATCGCGGATGTGGTCTCAGCCCTCGCTGCGGTTCTAGAGGCCCGCGATAAGGTCAAGCAGGACAGTTACGAGATCACCGGCATCTCGGACATCATCCGAGGCTCTACCGATCCCAACGAAACCCTTGGCGCTCAGGAGCTGAAAGCCCAGACGGGTGCTGTCCGTATCCAGGACCGCCAGCGAGAAATGCAGCGGTGGATTCGCGACGGTCTTCGGATCGACGCCGATATCATCATGAACCACTTCCAGCCCTCGACCATCGCTGACATTGCCGATCTGTCGTCCATTCCCGAAGCCTCTTATGTGCAGATCGATGGGGATTGGCGCGATCCTGAGACTGGCAAGGTTGCCGGCGCTCTACCAGGTGAACAGCCTCCGCAGATGGGCCATAACGGTGGTCCGC